TGTGGATTGAAATAAATTTTTTATCCTCAACATTTGCAGAAAACCGTCTGCGATTTCAAGGAATTTTGCATTTGTTGAGGATAACGTAAACCTGAGGATAATATAAGAAATCATGAATTCATGATTTTTTATAAAAATCTGTCTCGTAGCCATCGGCGCGGAGCAGCAGCCCCTTAGCCCAAGGCGGTGTCCGGCCCATCTGCTCACAGATAGCTTTCAAAGACATCCGTGGATCGGCTTCAATGACAACTTCGTCGTGGACATGCATGACGATGGAGCAATGCCGTAGAGTTTGCATGGCACTGCAGAGGATGTCGCGGGCAGTTGCCTGTACAATGTTTTCTACGAACTTGGGTCCGTAGGAATCTAGTCGTTCCCACTTCTTCGTAGCACCGACACCTTCGTAGGTGATGCACTGTCCACCGAACTTATTTTCACCGATTCGCGGCTTCACATAGGCAAGCCGCCTACCAGAAGGAAGTGCAATGAAAAGCATCCCACTCTGGCAGGAGAAAGTGATCCCATGAGTCGAGTTGGTGCGTTTATACCGGACTGCCTCCATAGCGGCCTTGTCCACATCCCACCAGAACTTCACGATGCGCGGATTTGATTGACGCCAAGCATCGACCAGCGGAGGGAGCTCGTCCTCATCAAGTCCCATATCAAGAGCGCCCATTGCTTTGAGCGCACCAACAGAACCGCCATAGCCGAGCGCGAGTTCAGCAATCTTGCCTTTTTGACGTAGGTGACCGTTGATGCCATGTTTTTCAACCGGAACCTTAAACATCTGCGATGCGGAGGCGCAGTAGATATCCCCGCCTTTGGCAAACACATCCTGTCGCCACTGTTCACCGGCCAGCCATGCGATCACGCGGGCTTCGATGGCGCTGAAGTCTGATACGATGAACCGAGCCCCGGCCCTTGGGACGAAGGCGGTGCGGATAAGCTGCGACAGCGTGTCCGGCACATCCTCGTACAGCATTTCAAGTGCATCAAAATCACCGAAACGCACAAGGGCACGCGCTTCGGCCAAGTCCTCCAGATGGTTCTGAGGGAGGTTTTGCATTTGAATAAGCCTGCCTGCCCAGCGCCCGGTCCGATTGGCACCAAAAAATTGAAACATCCCACGGGCGCGACCATCGGCACAGACCGCATTCTCCATTGCTTGATACTTCCGAACCGACGATTTGGCAAGCTGCTGCCGGAGGGAGAGAACGTCTGCAAGATCCGGAGGTGCTGTTTTGAGTAACTCGGCGACAACCTTTTTCCCAAGCGTGTCGGTCTCCATGCCATTGTCGGCAAGCCACTGCTTCATCTGTTGTACCGAGTTTGGGTTCTCAAGTTCTGTCAGATGCTTCATCGCGGTAGTGAGCTCCGAACGGGAGCGACCATCCATTGCGATAGCCTTTTGGACCAGTGTCATATCCAGCGATACGCCTCTGTCATTGATCTCCTGGTCGAGGTGGTATTCGTCCCAAATGCTATCCGGCACCGGGAACTTGGACAGCTTTTCTTGAATGGACATTTCAGTTTCAACATCACGGATGTTATATTTCTTAAACGCCGACCATTTATCGGGTGCGTGATAGGGATGATTCCGGGTGCGCTGACCGTTGGCTTTCGTTGGAGCGCAAGGTTGACAGAAGTATTTGATGAGATCCTTACCTTCGGTGAGTTTCTGCTTATCCAGTTTCAGTACCGAGCCGACGCCTTCTAGCGACAGTGGCAATCCCATTGTCGCTGCCCATACCATCGAGCATTTCCATGAGGAAGGGTTGATGTATTTGCCGGTTGGGAGTCCAAGAAAGCGAGACAGGCAGATCCGTTCAAAGTTTGCGTTGAACGCCCATTTGATCACCGTTTCATCCATGAGTGCGGTGATAACATCGCTGGGCAGCTTCTCTCCGCTGGCAAGGTCAACGACCTGGACATTATCGCCGTCAATGCTGTAGCTGAAAAGAAGTATCTCGAAATCTGGTGATTCGACATAGCGGTATACACCTGATTTGGCGAGATTGGCGCTGCTATAGGTTTCAATATCTATTGAGAGTGTTTTCATAGTTGACCATCCTTTTATAAGGAACGGCGGTAAAGAAGTTCTCTACCGCCGTCCACAGTTTTTTATTTGAAGTCACGCATCCGTTTTTCGTGATACTCTTTATCACGAGCTTCGCGCTCTTCGTCACGTTTTGCCCTCTTGCGATCGCCTCGAATGCTCTGAATCATTGAGATCAGGAACGTGACACAGAGAGCTGAGTACAATCCTAAAAGGATGTTTAGTAAAATCGTTGTCATTGGTTTACCGTCCTTTCTTAAGACAGAAAGTCATCGTCATCATCTGTTGCGAAATCGGACTCAGCACTAACCTTGCCACCGAGAGGTTCACCATCGCGTACCTTCTGCAGGTTGTTCAGACCGCATGCGATGCCCTTATTGCCGTTGGAATTGAATGCGTAGAAGCTGATGCTGGCTCTGCCATATACTCCGGAGTACACCTCAGAGCGGGTGAGAATCGGATTACGGTCAGCATCCACGATGCCAGGAGCCGTAGCTGAATTGGCGTTGATGAAGTATGCATTGGCATAGGCTGGATCATCTGGACGTTCGCTGTCGCCATCCCTGAGTGGGATCTTGATTGCCGCCATCGGAGGCACTGACTTGCCGCTACCCTTGAGCTTGGCTTCTCCCTCGTGGTAAGCAGCCTCAATAGCAGACTTGATCTTGGCCACGGTCTTGGTGTCGGACTTCGGGATAATGAGCGAAACGGAGAACTTCGGAGTGCCGCCGTTGATGCTCTTGGCTTCCCAGATGTTTGCATAGCTCCAACGGGTGTCGGGTCCAGTGATAACCTTCATTGGGTTGTTGGCTTTATTGGTGTTGTTATTCATAATCGTTTTCCTCCATAAAATCATTTTTGGCTGTATTCATGACCGGGCGTTTGTCACTTTCCGGTACAAGCGTGGGTTTACCTTGTGGCTTTTCAATGTAGGCCGCTAGGAGTTCATCAAAGCGGGATTTGCCGAGCAGTTTCTGCATGGCAGTGACGCCGAGGACCTTGTGGTCATACGGGTCGAAGCCTGCGCTGCTAACTGCATCAGCGACTTCTGTTTCATTGGTGTACCTGCGATTGGAGCGGCCTTCGACCAGCTTCCAACCGTTCCATTCCTTGCCGCTGATAGCCTGCTGCAGGGCATATTCCTTGATGTCCGTGGCCCATGCGACAAGGTCATCGACGCGGGTAAGGATTTCTTCGACTTCCTCGTCCGCGAGTAGCGGCGGCAGCTTGAAGTCATAGCGGGCGAGTGCCATGTTGGCATCGGCTCTGGCGCGGCAATCGTGCTTTGCTTTGCAGAAACCGCACCATTCACCACAGAGGAAGTTACCGTCACCAGCAAAAGCGAGGTCTGCGGTGGGTTTAAGCACCTCGTCTGCCCAGCGGTAAAGCTCATCTTTTGAGAGCTTGTAGGTGCTGATGTTGCTTCGCCTTGGTTGATAAATGGTCATTTGGACGGTGTCAATGTCGTAAATTCCGTCGAACAACTCAAGGGCACCAAGGGCATAACACTGAAGCTGTGGATTTTTTTCCGCGCTTACGAGAACGCCTAACCCGTGTTTGTAGTCGCATATCTGCAAGGTACCATCTGCGATAATGATGCAGTCTGCGGTACCGAAGCCGGACTCTACCCAGCGGGAAAAGTCCACACGCTGTTCGATTAGTACGACTGGGTCAGAGCAGGTCTGCTTTGCTGCTTCTACCTGTTCGATAATGTAGGCCGCGTAACCAGAAGCACAGTCGGCCATTTCTTCGTTGAACCATGTGAGGTTCTCGGTCGGGTCCTTTGCCTCCATGCCCAGCGCCTGACGAAGCTTGTACTCGCAAAGTTCGTGGGCGTCAGTGCCTTCGGCAGCATAATTGCTGCCCTTATCGTCGTAGCTCTCGCTGAGTCGTGCGCTGGGTGGGCATCGAAGCCAACGCTCCGATGAGGATGCAGATAGAAGTGCATGTCCTTTAGCTGGCATCGTTCAGTCCCTCCACATCTTCAAGCAGGGCCTTGTAGTTGGCCGGATCAATACCGGACAGCTTATCGGCACCATACTTCTGCAGCAGAGAACGAATCTGAGCGGTGAATCCAGCGCGGGACTTATCCGCAAGGACTGCTCTGACCGCTTCCAGAGTAGGCACCGGCTTGGTGGGTGTAGGTTCTGGTATTGGGTCAATGCTGCTGAACTGCTCCGCTAGCCAATTTGCGGCTTCGTTAATAGCTGCAGCTGCGCTGCGTAGTTCTTCGATGGTCATGGCCATGTCGCTCATTTTGCTCATGTGATTTTCCTCCTTCCTTGGTTTGGCTCTATCCGGCGAGCAAGGTCAGTTTTCTTGCCAGCCGCATGGATACAACGCTGATCGCAGTGAGAACATCAACGAGTTCGTCATCTGCAGCGCAGATCCGTGGTCTTGTCTGTGCGTTATGCATTCATTTCACCTCCTTGGAAGGAGCGCTTGTCGTTTTGCTCTTTCCACTACCCAATGGAGGTGAGAATACGGTTTGAACGAAAATCAGGAAAAAAGATTTTCTCCGGCCACCAATTTTGGCAGCCGGAGAAAGAAGGATAAGGTATTAAATGTAGTCGCGCAGAAGCTCCCGCAAAGCGTCAAACGCCTTTTTCTTCTTATAGTTGATGGTGGATTGCCGAGAAATGCCCATGATGGAAGCAATCTCTCGTTCGGACTTTTCCTGAAGCAGAAGCTCGCAGATGCGGCGACCGTCGGGGTCGAGCTTGTCCAGCATGCAAATAAGGTTGTCCAGTAGTTCCCGATCCTCCAAGATGGACTGAGCGCTGGGAGCATCGTCCGCTAAGTCATCAAGCCAGCTTTTTTCGTTGCCATCGTCGTCTGTCACGGTGTAATCAAGGGAAAGCTCATCACCGGCCTTGTGAAAACGGCAGGGCCAGCAGTCCATATCACATAGGTAGCGTTTGTTTGCTGGACAGACACAGCGCCCGTGCTCCTGCTGCCTACGACGGTAAGCGTTGATGTCGCGGTAGTAGTTGTCGTAGTCGGTCTTGCTGACAGACACCCATTGGTGAAGGTCCTTGAGGTAGATTTTGCGTTCGTTGGATTGGTTCTGATTTGCATTGTTTGACATAAAAATTCCTCCGTTTGTCGTTGTCTCGAAACGGAGGAATTGAGCTGCTCAGCTGAAAAAGGCAATAAAAGCCCGACCGCAGTCCAACACAGATTTCTCCGTTTCGGATTGCAGCTTCCTGTTCAGTAGTCAGCTGTTTGATATTGGGTTGTACGCCTCTTGGCGCTGAACCATCCGTGATCAGTGGATGCACATCGAGGTGATTTCAAATGACATGAGCGTTTTTTGCGACTTGAAAAGTGAGTTTATGACTTTTTATAAACAACATAGTCGGTAAGGATAGTTTATTACCAAACAATGTGATATAATGGGATAGTCAATACCCACGCTTGGAACAGAGATGAGCAACGCCCTGCCATCTGTAATAAGAGTAGCAGGGCGCTAAGGGACTAAAAATTACCCTTGCAAGGGACTAAAGGGACTTATCAAGGGACTTTCACGGAGGTGATTAATATCAACTTCTCCCAGTATTGCAAAAGAATATATCCATATTGTCATCAACTATCTAGTCAAGGTTTGTTTGTGAGCAAGTTGTTTGTAGCCGGCGGAAGTTCATATTTTTCTGCGTCCGTCACTGCTGACAAGGAGTATCAAAAGAAGCTGTATAATGGATCGAAGCCGCTGACACAGAATCTAAAGGATTCATTCCCAGCTAATATTCAGTTGGACGCATTGGTCGGTATGTTTGATAGGCATTTGATGGATGATAAGGTTCGTGAAGCAATGACAGCATTTGCAATACCAGTTTCGCTCGAACCACAGAAAGGTACCTTTTCTCAAGCTCTTGCTCTTCAATTTAATTATCTTGTAAAGAATGAAGATAGTGATGTCGACGATATCGTAGCCATGGAATACCAACGACTCCTCGCTGAGCCTGCCGATGAAAAACCTCAGTCTTTAGCTCCGTTGTATCCTGGTGATGGGGCATATGTTCTTGAATTTCTACCGGCACGGATTTATTCGAAAAAGTGTTATGAGCAATTTGATCACACATGGATGATTCGCAATACCGGAAATCAGACTTGGCGTAGTCGAAAACTTGTTTTTATTAACAATGGCACTGTAAGACCGAGAACTGATAAGAACTCTATCGATATACCGGATGTTGCGCCAGGAAAAGAAATAAAAATAACCACGAGCTTTGACACTCGTGGTTTTGAAGGACGTTATGAATGTTTGTGGGAGATGCAGGATAGTGAGGGTAACGACTGCTTCCCTAATAACAAAAGGTTATTTAACGTTACAATAGATTCCAAGTTCGAAATTGAATAGACACTCATTTGGAGGTTAATAACGTGAGCGATAAAAGCATTGAAAAATGGTCTACCTTAAAAGAAGTACAAGAGTATCTCGGTGTAGGCCGTGAGACCATTCTGCAGTGGATCGCCAAGAGAAATATGCCAGCATATAAAGTTGGACGGCTTTGGAAATTTAAGCTATCTGAAGTTGATGACTGGATTCGCTCCGGTGGCGCTGCAGATAATTCCGACTTAACGGACACCGACAACACTGATAAATAGTATATGCAATAGTTTCAAATAAAATGGGGTCAATTTCAAAACACATATCAGAAGCCCCGGATAAAAGGAGAAAATAATGGCAAAAGCAAAAAAAGTAGTTAAAGATCAACCTGTTGAGCAAGCGCTATGGGCTGCTGCGGATAAGCTGCGTAAAAATATGGATGCAGCGGAATATAAACATATTGTACTTGGTTTAATATTCCTTAAGTACATTTCGGATAACTTCTATGAGTTATACCACAAACTGGAGGCAGGCGAAGGCGATTATACTGGAGCTGATCCGGACGATCCTTATGAATACCGAGCAGAGAATGTATTCTATGTGCCACCTCAAGCTCGTTGGGATTACCTGTGCGGAAGGGCAAAACTCGCCACTATAGGTAAGGACATAGACGATGCGATGGACTCAATCGAAAAAGATAATCCATCTTTACAGGGTGTCCTTCCAAAGGAGTATGCGAAAGAAAAGTTAGATAAGCAGTCTCTCGGTGGACTTATCGACGTAATTAGCGCAATTGCTCTGGGAGATTCACTATCGCGCTCAAATGATGTACTTGGTACAGTTTATGAGTATTTTCTTGGTCAATTCGCACTTGCAGAAGGCAAAAAAGGGGGACAATTTTATACACCTCGTTGCCTTGTTCAACTACTCGTAGAAATGCTTGAGCCATACGAGGGTCGTGTACTAGATCCATGCTGTGGATCTGGTGGCATGTTTGTTCAAAGTGAGAAGTTTATTGAAGCTCATGCCGACCGGTACAATGGTAAAGCAAAGGAAATTGACAAGCTGTTTGAAAGTGTTGTATCAATCTATGGTCAGGAAAGCAATCAAACAACTTGGCGTCTGTGCAAAATGAACCTTGCAATGCGTGGAATCGATAGTTCTAATGTGAAATGGAATAATGAGGGATCTTTCCTAAATGATGCTCATCAAGATTTACGTTCGGACTACATTATTACCAATCCGCCATTCAATGATAGTGACTGGAGCGGAGAATTATTGAGTGGTGACTACCGTTGGAAATATGGTACACCGCCTGCTTCAAATGCTAATTATGCTTGGATTCAACACTTTATATCTCATCTATCACCAACAGGCAAGGCAGGGTTTCTTTTAGCGACAAAAGCCCTAGCTTCTGAATCTGCTGCTGAGAAAACTATCCGCTCAGGCATAGTGAGAGAAGATTTGGTAGAGTGTATCGTGCTGTTGCCAGGTAAGTTGTTTTATACAACCCCAGCCCCTGTTTCTTTATGGGTATTATCAAGGGGTAAGTCGAAAACTAGCCGTAAAGATGAAACTCTTTTCATTGACGCTTCGAAAATGTTTATTGATATTGATCGAACGCATAGGACGCTTGATTCAAGAATTATAGGTGAAATTTGCGAAACATATCATTCTTGGCTATATAGAGAGAACGAGTATGAAGATATTCCGGGTTATTGTCGTTCAGTTCACCAGAGCGAAATATGTGACAGTGAATATTCTCTGTATCCGGGTCAATACATCGGTATTGGTGTTGATGAATCTGATATTAAGTTAAAGGAACATTCTCTAGCAATCGCAAAGGATGCGGCTTCCGAAATCAGCGGTAAGATGGCTACGATTAATCAAAATATCAACAATCTGATGAATGAAATAAAAAAAGAACTAAATAAGCCAACGACGGAACTAATAAAATATAAACTCTACGATGTTTTGGAAGAGTCAACAACAACACTTGGTAAAGCTGAAGAGCCAGAAATACTATCAATAACTGAAAATGCAGGTTTAGTACTACAACGGGAGAGGTTCTCAAAGCGAGTTGCTACTGAAGACACAAGCTCGTATAAGATCGTAAAGAAGACTGACATTGTTTATAATCCTTATCTCCTTTGGGCTGGTGCAATAGACCAGTGCTGGGTAGTGGACTTAGGTATAACCTCACCAGCATATGTCGTCCTTTCAGTCAAACCAAAATTTGAGCCGTTCCTAATTGGTCATGTTATTAAAAGTGATCTTATGAAAAAATGGTACTGGAACATTTCTATAGGAACACACGAACGTAGGCGAACAGCACCAGTGGATAGATTTCTTAATCTTGATATTGAATTACCAGATGAAGCAACACAGAAACGTCTTTCTGCTTTATATGAGGAGTTGCTTTCTCAAAAAACGTTACTCCAAGATACTATAAAGTCAATTGATGTTTTGTCGACCGGATTAGGTCAATACTTTACTGGCTTATAGGGGGTGTTGAAATGGCTAAACTATGTGAATCCGCCATAGAGGAAATGGCTATCGAAGAACTTCAAAGCCTCGGTTATACGTATATATCTGGTGTTGACCTCGCACCCGATGCGCTGAATCCCGAGCGCCATAGCTATGGAGATGTGCTATTAATTGGACGATTACAAGCAGCTATGTCCAAGTTGAATCCGAGTATTCCTATCGATGTAATTCATGGCGCCGCTCGCAAACTTTCAAGGATAGCCACTTCAAATATGCTCACTGACAACGAGGAGTTTCACCTGATGCTCGTGGATGGTGTCCCTGTTGAGTATCGCAAGAATGGTGATATTAAGGGCGATTTTGTACATGTAGTGGACTTCGAGAATCCGCTGAACAACGAGTTCCTCGTGGTCAATCAATATACCCTCGTCCAGAATAATAATAACAAACGCCCTGATGTACTTCTCTTCATTAATGGCATTCCGCTTGTTATATTTGAACTGAAGAATCCCGCTGATGAGAACGCTACCTGCCACAAAGCATTTGATCAGTTGCAAGCATACAAGTTAGCGATACCAAGGCTTTTCACTTATAACGAAATCTGCATCATCTCTGACGGGTTGGAGGCAAAAGCGGGGTCGCTGACTGCGTTTTATTCCCGTTTCAGTGCATGGAAAACAAAGGACGGCATTAAAGAAGCTACAAAGTATGATGATGAGCTTTCCACAATGATTCATGGTCTATGCAATCCTTTGACTCTGATAGACTACATTCAGAACTTTGTAACTTATGAAAAGTCTCAGACGGAGGACAAGGTTACACACATAGTGAAGGTTGAGACGGTCAAGAAAATTGCCGCTTACCACCAGTATTATGCTGTCAATAAGGCTGTTGAACAAACCATCAGAGCTAGCGGTGTAGGAACTTCCAACTTTGCGCTTCAAGAAGATCCAGATAGCTATGGTCTGCCTGCAGCAAGTGACCAACCGAAAGGAGATCGCAAAGCAGGCGTAGTCTGGCACACCCAAGGTGCTGGGAAATCGCTGTCGATGGTGTTCTACACTGGTAAAATAGTGCGTGCCTTGAACAACCCTACTATATTGGTTATCAATGATCGCAATGACCTCGACGATCAGCTGTTTGACACCTTTGCGGGCAACGGCGATTTATTGCGGCAGCCACCGAAACAAGCCGACTCCTGTGAGGAACTGAAAACGCTGTTGAAGGTTGCATCGGGCGGCATAGTTTTCACAACCATACAAAAGTTCATTCCTGACAATAATGCTTCGGTCTATGAACTGCTGTCTGCACGCGAAAACATCGTGGTTATCGCCGACGAAGCGCACCGTACTCAGTATGGTTTTAATGCCAAACTCCGTGACATCAAGGAGAACGGCGAGGTGGTCGGTCAGCGAATAGCATACGGATTTGCTAAGTATATCCGCGATGCGTTACCAAACGCCACGTTTATTGGATTCACAGGAACACCCGTTGAGAAGCAGGATGCAAACACACCAGCTGTGTTTGGCAACTATATTGATATCTATGACATCGCACAAGCAGTCGAGGACAACGTGACCGTTCGCATCTTCTATGAGAGCCGCCTTGCAAAGGTGAATCTTACAGAGGAAGGCAAACGAATTGTGGAGCAGTTTGACGCGGAACTTGACGAAGTTGGTGAAGCCGATGAAGCTACTGCTGCTAAAATCAAGTGGGCAAAATTGGAAGCCATCGTCGGTAACGAAGATAGAATCCGAATTCTTGCTAATGACATCGTGACCCACTTCGAAGAGAGGCAGGAGGTATTTGAGGGAAAAGCCTTGGTCGTTGCGATGAGTCGCCGTATTGCAGTAACTCTTTATGATGCAATAATCAAATTGCGTCCCGAATGGCATAGCGATGATTTAGATAAAGGTGTTATCAAGGTTGTAATGACTTCGAGCAGTTCTGATGGCGCTGCTATTCAGAAGCATCACACTACTAAAGCACAGCGCAAAGCCCTCGCACTTCGTTTGAAAGACGAAAATGATCCATTGAAAATTGTTATCGTGCGTGATATGTGGCTCACAGGTTTTGATGCCCCGTGCCTAAACACGATGTATATAGATAAGCCAATGAAAGACCACAGCCTCATGCAAGCAATCGCTCGTGTCAACCGCGTGTTCAAGGATAAGCCGGGCGGTCTGATTGTAGACTACATAGGTATTGCGACAAACTTAAAGAAGGCTCTCGGCTTTTATGCAGAAAGCGGTGGCAAAGGTGTCCCGGCTGAAACCCATCAAAAAGCTGTTGAAATTATGCTTGAGAAAATCGAAGTTGTTCGCGGGATACTTCATGGTTTCGATTATTCAACGTTCTTCTCAAGTGTAGTCAAAGATAAGCTATCGCTGATATTGCAGGCGGAGGACTTCATCCTTGGAGTTGACGATGGCAAGAATCGTTATGTTCGTGAAGTTTCGCTGTTAGGACAAGCATATGCGCTCGCTAAACCTGACCCTGCGACCTTTGAAAATGCTGAGGAGATAGCGTTCTTTCAAGCTGTCAAGGCGCGGCTTACGAAATTTGAGACAAGTGGTAACGGGAAAGATGAGAGTTATGATTCTGTTATAAGAAACATTGTAAACTCTGCTATTGCCTCTGAGCAAGTTGTGGACATCTTCAGCGCAGCGGGGCTTGAGAAGCCTGAACTTTCGATTCTTTCTGAAGAATTCCTAAAAGAGATCGAAGGGATGAAATATAAAAATGTAGCAATCGAGCTGCTGAAAAAGTTGCTGTCCGACGAAATTAGATTGCGTTCAAAGCACAATCTCGCCAAGTCAAAGACATTAATGGAAATGCTCGATGGTGCGTTGAAAAGGTACCAGAACAATCTTCTGACTACTGCCGAAATAATCGAAGAACTCATTCGTATCGCACGTGAAATCAATGCTTCCGATAAGCGAGGTAAAGATATGGGGCTTTCGGAGGATGAACTTGCATTTTATGATGCGCTCGAAACCAACAATAGTGCAGTAAAGGTATTGGGTGACGACCAACTTCGAGAAATAGCTCGAGAGATCGCTGACAAGGTCAGAAAGAATGCGACCATCGATTTCGCGATTAAAGAAACAGCACGCGCTCGAATTATGGTCATAGTGCGCAGAATACTAAACAAATATGGTTATCCGCCGGATAAACAGCCTGCTGCAATAGAACTTGTGATGAAGCAAGCAGAGAATCTGGCTGATGTTTGGAGCGTATGCTGAATACGTTAATATCATCGCAGGAGGAAAAACATGAGCGGAGTGTTAGCTAAAACAATAAAAAGGAAGAGCACAGATGGCATTTTTGTTGAGGTTCTGCATACTGAGAACCTCGGCTTATGCATGCCAGAACAACTGCGACTTTTCCATTTGGCTCTGCGCAACAACAAATTTTATTCCAGCGATTTGGAAACCATGTTGTATCGCAATATTGGTCGCTATGTTTTTTCCCGTGCAAAACTTGAAGATTTTAGGCTCGAGGACGACTTAGATTCAGTAACTGCGCAGGCTTTGAGGATTATGCGCGAAAACGGAGCAGCAGATACAAAGGGTTGTGGTAATGAACTCGGCGAAATGCTTGTATATACTTTTTTGGAGGACATGCTTGGCGCTCCAAAGCTAATGAGTAGAGTGGAGCTTTCGACTGAATTATCACAGTTTGGCAGTGCGTGTGAAAGCATACATCTATTTGCTCCAGGAACTGAGCAACGATGTCAGATGGTATTTGGTGCATCTAATGTTATAGGTGAAATTAAGGATGCTATTGACCGATCATTTGAAAGTATCCTCCGCATTGAACAGCATGAAGCTCGTGAAATAAAAATGGTCGAGAAGACAATTCTCGACCGCGCGTTTGACCCAGATGAAATTGAGCTGATCAAAGACCTTATCTTGCCATCTCAGGGTAAAACACCAAGCTATAACACTGCCTATGGTGTTTTCCTTGGCTATTCTATCGGTTTGTCTTCTGAGGGGCGCACTTCAGAAGAATACGAGAATATAGTAATGCAAAAAATGGCTTATGATATAAAACAGCATGCAGAGTACATTGCAGAAAAAATCCGCACGAGCAACCTTGGATCACACTCATTCTATTTTTACATCCTGCCCTTTGATGATGCCGAAAGCCAGAAAAAGGCCATCATGGAGAACGTCATGAAGGGGGATGTTATGTTATGAGTGATGCAAAGAAGATTAATCTTGGGGATGCTATATTTAGTAATATTGAACACAATCCATTTCTGAATGAACTATATGATAACATACTCTATAATTACGCACTGCAGAAATTTGAGCTGACAACAAAAAGGCAGTCCAGAGAGGTTGATATTACTTCAGCACTAAGATTTGCCGATTTGCTTTCTAAATCGACGTGTTCCGAAAACAAAGATAAACACAAAATGTGGGCGCAGGAAATAGTAATACTGCTACATGAACTATATCCGGACAATGAAGATGTAAATATGGTTGCCGGATCAGTCCTTTCTTACACTGGTAATTATCAGGGGCAAAAAATTATAAAAAGCAATTATCAAGCACCTTCTGCACTTGAAAGAGTATTTGCGGAATTTCAGAGTCATTATCTTACAATACCCGCTGAGCCAGACCTGCGTTTTTTTGGTGCGCAGAAGAATGCGTATGATCACTTAGACGACCCATATTTCAGCTATTCTGGTCCGACTTCTATGGGCAAATCCTTCATCATGCGAATGTTTATAAAGGAGCAAGTCAGGCAAGGAGCAAAGAAAAATTTTGCGTTAATTGTTCCAACAAAAGCACTGATAAATGAAAATCGAAGCCAAATTATTAATGATCTAAAAGAATACTTACAGCAACAAAATTATCGCGTAATTACTGCCGCTGGAGACTTAGCCCTTGAAGGACAGCATAATTTTATTCTTGTTCTTACACCGGAAAGATTGTTGTATCTGCTTATCAGCAAGCCAAATTTGCAGATTGATTACCTATTCATTGATGAAGCGCATAAACTGTCCGGGAAAAACAGCAGAGGTCCTTTTTATTATAAAGTTGTCGATATGCTACTAAAGCGACCTCAGAAGCCTCATATTATTTTTGCCTCACCCAATATTCCTAACCCAGAGGTATATCTGAGACTACTTTCAGAAGAGACAAATGCAGATAATAGGCTCAGGTCGACATTTTCACCTGTGGCACAAATCAAGTTTTTAATTGACTTAAACAGCCATACTATCAGCTCATACAATGATTATGCCGAGGAACTGGTTCACTTATCGACCATTCAGAAATCCGATGCTACTTTAATTGATTTTCTCAGAATGTTCGAAGTTATTAATATAAAGAAATCACCTGAAAATCGCCAGCAGACTATTGTATATTGTAATGGTAAAAACAAAGCGATTGATTTTGCGCGTGAATTTTCCAATTTGCTTCCAGAAAGCGGTGATAAAGACCTTGAAGATTTATCACGAGATATCCGCAACGAAGTTCACGGCGAGTATTATTTAACCGAAATAATAAAAAAGGGTGTTGCCTACCACATCGGGTATTTACCTGCATCCATACGAATGCGAATTGAAGACCTGTTCCGAAAGGGCAAGATAACAATTATGTTCTGTACGAGTACCCTTTTGGAAGGGGTCAATCTCCCTGCAGATAATCTATTTATAACAGATTTTAAGATTAATCGTTCGATGATGACGCCCGTAGATTTCAGAAATTTGATTGGCCGTGTTGGACGTATACGGTTCAACTTATACGGTAATGTTTTTTTAGTTGCCCAAGGAGATAAAATCACAGAGCAGGGCTATGTCGAACTGCTGCAAGCACCGGTCCCGGATCAAAAATTGTCTATTGAATCTGGAAAAACTGGCTTGCAGGAGGTTGAGAAAAAATACATAGTATCCAAGTTGCTCGCTGGGGATATTGAAATCGAAAAACGCAATGCCAACCAATCAGAAGAAGCACATACAATGATGCGGAAATTTGCGCTCATTTTGCTCCGAGATATTTTGGAGAACAGAAACAGCTTGGTGAGACGTGAGTTTTCAACATTATTGAATGAGGTGGACGAAAACAAAATCAGGGAGAATTTTCAAGAATCTGCTTCTCTACTTGATGATGATATAAATATTTCTGTTGACCAAGCACAAAACTTATCTGCAGCCATTTCATTCGGACTTAAGTATCCGGAACGTGTGGAGGGGCATTTTGTATATGATGATGTGCTGGCATTCCTTGAAAAGCTATGTAGGATTTTCAAATGGGAGAAGTATGAGTATACATCTCTTGGCAAAGTTAGCGAAAATGGTCAGCGTGCATTGCTTCGTTGGTATGCTGTAATCCTTATCCAGTGGATGGAAGGCACCGGCTTGAGCAGTATTATGAAAAAGGCTATTGAATATAGAGAGACGCATCCTAATAATTTCTGGATAAACAAGCATGAGAAAACACGTTACACTGGTTCGGCAGAGCATAAGAATGTCGTCTTTGCGGATACCCTAGAGGTAATTGAAAATACGATCCTTTTTAGTATTTCCAATTATTTCCTTCGCTTTTCAAATGAGTATAAAAGCATTCACCAACTTACGGAGTTCGAAAATAATTGGTATGAATTTGTTGAGTATGGAACGACAAACCCTCTAACGATCCTACTGCAAAGAAATGGTTTTTCGCGTGAGGTTTCGACTTATATTAAGTCCCATCAGTCTGATTTTGTCGTAACTACATCAACGGGAGAACTTCGATTAAGTCGATCGTTGCTTTCTTGCAGCAATATCAATGCTTGTAATGAGGCTCGGGACATTCAATATAATATGCCTGATTTATTTGTGGCAGATGGATGCGATGTAGAAATATAGGAGGATGAAGACGATGGATAATGCATATCAATGGGTGCCGTTTTACGAAGCACTCGCCGATAAATTGCTCGCATACAGCGATAAAAGGGACGAACTCTTTGCTCTAATGAAAAAAGTTTCGTCGGAGCAACCACTGATGAAATATTTGCATTTTGAGCGGGAAGACTGGTGGGAGCCCCGACATCACCAGATTGACCCGTTCTCTGTAATTGGCGTTATGAATCGTGGTACAACGGACGCAAACCGAACAGTATTGGCGAAGGTTCTCGCCGCAACATTTGATATACAAATTTCTGCACCTACGAAGTTTGAGGGTATCCCAGTTCTAAATAATATGAACTCATTCTTCAATGGGGTGGATGAAGTATGGGATTTGTTCCTGCTGGCTATGAAAGCCGCTGAAACAAATGAATATTCAGCTGAATTTAAGGTGGCTTTTGAAAAGGCGATCGCAGTCAGCGGCAACGGTCTTGCCTATATTACAATGGGATTGTATTGGATACGCCCCAATCTTTTTATGCCGTTAGATGGAAATTCCCGCTCATTCGTTTCTGCCAAGTACGGCGTAACTGCTCCGAGTGGTAATTGCACGGGAGATGAATATGTGGCTTTTCTTGGTATGCTCAAAGCAAAAGTAGCTGAGAAGACACCCAGTATTACACTCCCTGAAATTTCCTATACTGCTTGGACAGAAAAAAAAGAAGGCTCTCCAGAAAGTGGTAGCGGAAGTAATAAGGCTATAGTTGTTGATGAACGGCAACAGCGGGCTGCGTTTAAACAGTGGTATGTAGACAATGGCGGTTCATCAAATTCTGCTAATACCATTTCGACTGCTATTGGCAAAACGAAGCTAAAAAATGGACGACCTGTATTTGCTATTGCTGTATTTGATGATCTTAATAATGCAATAAAAAACGGAGGTCTCGATGGGTATTTCCAAGCCAGTGGTGGTGAGTACTCAAAGATGGAAGTGATCTTCGATATTGAACCGTCAGTCCAAAGAGATGATCTGAAGAGCGGCATAAAGCATTATCTCAGTTTCTTGCAAAGTGAAGGGGCATCAGTTATAGCAGATGGAGTTGAGGCACGGTATAGCTCGCCCGCGGGACGAACTATCGGTAATAAAATCCCTAAAAATCTCATCCTTTTTGGAACACCTGGCACAGGTAAGACATATAGCTCAATACAGTATGCTGTTGCCATAATCGAGGAAAAACTAATTGCCGATGTGAAAGCCGAGGATTATGATGCAGTGTTTGCTCGGTATCTGAAGTACAAAGAGGATGGACTTGTTGCATTTACGACATTCCATCAGTCGTTCGGATATGAGGAATTCATTGAAGGTATTCGACCTGTTGTCTCGTCAGAGGATAAAGCCGAATCTGGGCGTGAAATCGAATATGAGGTTCACGATGGAATTTTTAAGGCTTTCTGCGACAAGGCCGGTACGCCTATTGGGAATGATGGGAATATTGACTTAGGGATTGGTAAGAATCCGAGTGTATGGAAGGTTTCACTTGAAGGCACAGGTGATAATCCTACCCGAACGGAGTGCTTTGCAAATAGCCACATCCGTATCGGGTATGACGGCTACGGCGAAACTCTGCCAGATACCTATGAAAAGGGTGATAATGGGAGAAATATTCTAAACGCTTTCTACTACAAAATGCAAATCGGCGATATTGTTCTGTCATGTTATTCAAACAAAACAATCGATGCTATCGGCATTATTACTGGTGAGCCGGAATGGCATAATGAATATCCTCACTATAAAAGGCTACGAAAAGTAAAATGGCTCGTAACAGGTATCAACGAGGATATCTACGAACTTAACTCCGAAAAACTAATGATGCAGCCATCGGTGTATAAGCTGTCAATCTCCGTGTCAGACGCCCTTCAACTGATTAAAAAGCTTAAACCATCCATATTTACGCAGAGGGTAAAAATCCCGAATCGCGTCTTCATAATCGATGAGATTAACAGAGGAAATATATCAAAAATATTCGGCGAACTGATAACTCTCATTGAACCGACAAAACGCATAGGTGCAAGCGAACAATTGAGAGCTTCTTTACCGTACTCAGGACAAAATTTTGGAGTGCCTGACAATATATATCTTATAGGTACGATGAATACCGCTGACCGTTCCATTGCTCGAATTGATGCAGCCCTACGCCGACGATTCAATTTTGTTGAAATGTTGCCAGAATCGGAAACGCTCAAGGATATTCTTATCGACGGCATCGACATAGCTAAAATGCTCGATACCCTCAACAAGCGAATCACGGTCCTACTCGACCGTGAGCATACCATTGGTCATTCATATTTTCTACAACCGTTGAAAGCTGATCCGAGCATTGACCGTCTTGCAATGATCTTTGAAAATGAGATAATTCCACTCCTGCAAGAATACTTCTATGACGATTATGAGAAGATCCAACTTGTGCTAGGTGATAACCAGAAGCCGGATGACAGTACTCGTTTCATTGTGAAAAAGACCGATGCATTGAAGCTGTTCGGGAATGCTGACATTGACTTCCCAGAATACTATGAGATTAACAGTGCGGCGTTCAGGGAGGTCGACGCATATGCGTTTATCTAATAAGACCTATACCATAACTGAATATGGCGGGTTTATAAGAGGTGCGTCGCTTAGTGGATATCAGAGTTTACCGGAGAGAACCTTCGCTGCGCTGGAAACATTTATTCTTGCTAATACCGCTGGTGCAGAAACGGAGGCAATCGAATTACTCTCCTTGTCTGCTCGCCGCGGAATCGGCAAAATTATCACTGCTCGTAATTATGTTGGATTGATAACGATGACGGACGGGACAGTCATAGAGATATTACCGAAGATAGCAGGTGCCGACATTTCCGTGGGTGACACGAAGCGTATTTTCCTTGAAATGCTTAAAACACTCAAAGATGTGACTTTCAAGGACTTTAACGTCTCGAACTTACTCACTGACAAACTGAGTCTCTTTGAGATCTTCATCAAGATGTTTCTTGATGAGGTGTCCGTTCTGACGAAACAAGGACTAAAAGCTGCATATATGCCCGTAGAAGCTAACGAACGGTTCTACAAAGGTAAATTGCTGGCTTCGCAGAACATTAAGCATAACCTGATGAACTATGAGCGATTCTATGTTCGCTACGACGATTTTAGCTTCAACCGACCTGAGAACCGACTGATTAAGTCCACCCTGCACTTTCTGTTGAAACAGACAGCGGATAGTCGCAACCGTCATAATGCCGCCCGGTTGCTCACTTTTTTTGAAGGTGTGGATTTCTCAGAAAGCTACGAATCTGACTTTTCGAAGTGCATCAGCGACCGTAGTATGAGTCACTACGACAAAGCGCTTTCGTGGTGTCGTGTTTTCCTCAAGGGAAACAGTTTTACTGCCTTTGCCGGAAGTGAGGTTGCTCTGGCGCTTCTGTTTCCGATGGAGAAAATTTTCGAGAGCTTTGTTGCAGCTAAGTTTCGCAAGCACCTTGGGAGTGGCGTCAGTCTTAGGACACAAGACAACAGATATAGTCTGTTTGATAGCCCAACCCGAGCATTTGCCCTCAGACCCGACCTTGTTTTGGAATCTGGAGAGCGCACAGTCATTTTGGACACAAAGTGGAAACTGCTATCTGACAATGTAAGAAACAACGGGATTTCACAGTCTGATATGTATCAAATGTATGCTTATAGCAAGAAATATGACGCCGACGGTATCGTACTACTCTATCCTCAATCTGACAGCGTTAGCAAAGGTGAAATTAGGTATGCATCAGATGACAATGTTAAAGTTGATGTTTCTTTCATCGACCTTAGAAATATGGACAGCAGCATTGCTAATTTGATATCAATTGTGTGCTGAAATGCATCAAATATAAAGGATAATACAGATGAGACTAAGTGATCATTCAATAACAAATCTAATTTCATACTTTATAAGCAAGGGCAAAGAAGGCGAATGGTGGGACTTTAAACAGGAGTGGCATATCAATATGCATGATCTCATTAAGGATATCATTTGCTTCGCAAACACAGTACATGATGAGGATTGTTATCTAATTTTTGGTGTTTCCGATGACCTTAAACTTACCGGGATGCAACAATCGCGCAAGAAGCAGGCCGATGTAATTGATGCCTTATCAAATCTTCACTTTGCGGGTGACAACATCCCCAAAATTGATATTGAAACAGTTAATTTAGAAGGCACCGAGCTTGATGTCCTTAAAATATTCGACACTGACAGAACACCAATATATTTAAAAAAGCCATACGGGAGTATGAGACAAGGGTGTATTTATTCCAGAAACGGAGACAAAAACACACCTGACAATGGGAATGCGGAAATTGTCGAGATTGAGAATCTTTGGAGAAAGAGACTTGGATTAACGAAGCCCCCGCTTGAGTACATAATCGATAGACTCCAGAACAAACTGGAATGGAATCAGCACGGTGATTATTATTACAATTTATACAAACCAGAATATTCAATTAAAAAATATGATGAGGATGAAGATGGCGATAGATGTGGAGATGAATTTTATTCCTATTCCCAAACGAACGAGTCCACTTCATATTCAATGTTGGACATAATGGCTCATAATACCGTACTCGATA